TACAGTACCAGTAAATACTTGAGCTTGTGTGCCGGTAACTGCAGGGTTACCAATACTGCCTTGACCGTCATAAAGTATTACAGAAGAAGATACCGAAGTACCGTATTCTTCTCCAAAGTAAATGTCAAAAGATTGTACCGAACCTACTGGTGTAGTTTCATTATTTGTTTTCCAAACCTCATCATACGTAAGATAATCACTTAATACTCTAGATGGGTTAAACACACCGGCTGCCGCAGGGTTAGGATATTGTTTTATTCTGGTGAGTAAGTTACCACCTTGTTTAACATCCATCACATACTGAAATTGTGGACTGCCTGATAAAGTAGAACTTACAGTATACAGTAAAGGTGTATAAACTGCATTAGGGTAAGTCGGTTGATTTACAATTGATATTGCCATTACTTAAATACTTTTTCAAATTGAGAGTCTAAATACTTTTCTAACTCTTCATCTACATCTCTGTCAAACTTTGTTTCAGCCCACGCATCGTTAATAAATGGTTGTGCTGCCATTTTATATGTACCATCGTTTACGTATTGACCATAATACACCATCTCTACGCCGGATTTTACTGTATCTGCCGTTATATCAGCAAACGTCTTAATACTACGTTTAAGCGTACCTGTTCTATAAGGAGCGAGCGACTTTAGATTCTTTTCAAAATCTTTACCAAACTCTTTTATTGCCTTAAATAAGTGTTTTTGTTCCATTATGGGCATTCAATTTCGTTATTGGCACAGTCATATATTGAGTGTATAAACCAGTCATATGAACCAGTAGCTTGTACTATCTTCCATTGGTGAGACCAATCATCAGATCCAGGATCGGAAGGTCCGTCAATGTATAGATATTTTACTTGCTGTACTGTTGACTGAACTGCTACAGGATCATTTAAGTTTGGTGAGTTATAAATTTGTCCAGTACTACCTGAAATTCTACAGAAAACATCTCCGGAACTAGGTGCATCATATACCCAATAGTATTTAACATCATCTTTTGTGTTAGTACACTCACCAACAAAAGAACTATCTTGTAAAGAAGCCGATACCGGTTGACCTATAAATCCAAACCATTCAGGTGCGGCAGTAGGCGTAGGTGTTGCCGTTGGTGGTAAAGCAGTAGGTGTTGGTATTAGTATACTACAATCTTCTGCAGGTACATCTCTAAATGAAATTAAATTACCAGGTGTGGTTAAGTTTATTTGTACTGCATAAACGTCATCTGTTTGCCAGATTGGTGCCCAGTAATCATTTACCGTACCTGCCATAGTAAACTGCTGAGTTAACTGATTGTCTAAGTAAGGTGTACTACCTTGTATGTTGTCTGGGAATGATAAACCAGCATTTGTTTCGTAAGCATATACTACTTGACCTACGTTGTTAAAGTTACTACATGTCGCTCCTGCATTACTAGACCATCTAGCAGCCTCTGATCCAATTCTAAATTGAACTACCGTAGGCGTTGCCGTTGGTGATGGTGTTGGTGAAGGGGTAGCAGTAGGAGAAGGAGTAGGGGTTGCAGTAGGTAATAATACCGGACATACACTATAGTCTGCTGCCTCCCAATTGTCGTCTGCAAACCTATCCATTTTAACTTGATAGATTGTACCTCCTGAATCTGATCTTATACTGGCATAATACTGGTCTACATCAATTGATTGTGTGTAAGGAGTATTTAAATTACTGTCGGTGTAAATTCTTTGACTGTATACATTTTCCGGAAACAATTGTAACGGATTATCTGATTCTGCATATACTTGTATATAATCACTAGGATTGTCAACGGTTGTGTCACAAACCTCTCCTGGAATATCAGACCACGAACTACTTGGACTAAGAAGTATAAACGACTGTACAAAAGGTGTAGCCGTAGGAGTTGAAGTAGGTGGTATCGGTGTTGCCGAAGTAGTAGGGGTTGGTGTCGGTGGTACAGGTGTACCTGTTGGAGATGCACTAGGTGTGGGTGTGGCAGTGGCAGTTGGTGAAGGTGGAGGTGTTGCTGTCGGACTAGCAGTAGCAGTTGGGGTAGGCCATGCTTGAGGGTAGTCGCAATAATCCCAAACCCAAGGAGTGGCTACTTCTATGGTAGCAACCCAACCAAACACTCTATCTTCAAATGCTTCATTGACCGGTGAAAGGTCTGTTATAGTTACTTCGTATGTTTGCTGTATTTGTGTTTCACCTTTATTAAACCACGCCAGTAATTGGTATATTCTTTCCTCACACTGAGATAATAAATCAACCGGTGATTGATTTTGTAAAGTAGGTACGTCTAAATAGTATAATTCAAATGTCAAAGACCTTACCTTATCCACAACACCAGGAGATGAGATGGGTCGTAAGTAGATATAAGGGTAGTTTTTATTTACAGCATTAGCATCTAAAAAATCAATTGTACCAGTATCAAAAGTACTAATACCTAAATTAGGTTGACACGCTTGAGTAAACTCGTCAATTATATTACTATAGGGTATGTTACGTAAGGCCATTATCTTCTTGATCTATTGAGTGCTATTTGCTGTTTTTCAATCTTTTGTAGTTCTTGGTTGAAGTCTTTGTCTATCTCTAAATAGTTTAATACCGTTAGTAAGTTTACGTCAGTGATGGCGGAGTCTCCTGTAATTTGTAATATATTGGACTTAGAGAGGTGGTAAATAGTCCCCCACCAACCCCAATGTTGTGAGAAAGAGTTTGTAGTTGTAGACTGATCATCTCCATCATCGTCCTCTTGGTTATACGACCCTCCAAATACAGAATATTTGTCGAATATAGATTTACGCTGCTGAAAAAAAAACCAATAGCTCCTAAAAAGATATGTGCTGGAAAGTCTCTAAATGATTCTTCTCTTTGTTTTCGTTTTTCATTATCGTAAGGTTCTACCGTATACCAATCAAATACGTTTTCTACTTTATTGTTTACCATTTTAATTTTTTGTCTAACGGCAAAAGATAAAGATTTAAACCTATGAGATATTATAGGTCGGTATAATATAGCTGCTACCTTATGCATATTGTTTTCAAAATCTTTAGATAGCGACTCTAAGTCAATGTATTCTCCTAAAGATGAACCGTGTACAGGACTATAACCAAATAACTGTCCATTCCATTCTATGATTGAATGAAATTCTTGTTTATGATCTGCTAGTTCAGCAAAATCATTTGCTATGGTGGTCAGTGTTTCAATCGGCCAATGTCTTATTTCAGATATTTTGTATCCTGTCATTACAGATACCGAATGGCATAATCTACCGAAGTTATCTTCAGATTTATAGTCATTCATTTTCTTGTACTGATCTATTGTAAGATAATCAGGTACCGTTATGTGTAAGGTCTTACTTGGCATATTACATAAATAATTTTTTGAACTGTTTTGTGGTGGGTGGTCTATTGTATCTTACCCCAAGACGTATTTACCTTTTTTATTCTACTGCCTCCTGGTCTGATGGTAAGGTTTCTTTTGGTAATAAATTGTATTCTGGAATAGTTAGAAAGCATTAATGAGTCAATATAGTCATCATGTCCTCCAGGCATGTGTGTGAATGTTAACTTACCATTGGCAGACATCTTATACGTGTAACCACCAAACTCTTCATGTAGCTCAGGTAGTAACTCCATGGTAGGTAACTCTATGTTCATTGATTCGATATCACCTATTAATTTACGAACCATATCGGTTTTATTGTCTTGGGTGGTATTAAACGGTCTAACTTTTGGAAAGTGTTGTTTAATTAAATCATACATTGCTCTTCCTATACCGTTTGTTTCTACATAACCACCAACTACATTAAATGAACCCATAATTGATTTAAAATGTTCGGCTATATCTTGTATGGATCTGTTATTTAAACCTTCAACCCATCTTACTCTTCCGGTACCGTCCATTAATGTTAATACTGATTTATCATCTGTAAGACCTGTATCTATTCCGGCATATACATCTGTTCTAACTTGATTTGAAAATAAGTTTACTGTAGATACTTTATCTATGCCTACAAATACATCGTTGGTACTGTCAACAAACTCGGCTAAGAATTCCTGTCTATAGATGTCCGGAGGTAGACTTTTTCTAGCCTCTTCTACTAATTCGGGATTAATGTAAGGACATTCAGTAAGTGGAAACTTAGTCTTAACTACCTCTTTTTTATTAAACCATTGATAGAAATGATTACGACCTCTTGGTGTTGATATCATAAGACATTTACGACCTAAAGGGTTTAGTGTAGGTAGTATAGCCGTTTGTAAGGCAGTCTCTTTTATGAATGCTGCCTCATCCAGTATTAAATGTGTGAATCTAAATCCTCTTATGTTGTCTGGTGAATCACTAGAAAGGAATTTAAGAGTACTACCATTAATAAATGTTATAGTACCTTCCATTCTATTGGAAGAAGTTATTACGTCAGTAGCTGTATTGACTATTTGATCCATTACAGACTTACTTTGACTATATACTGGTGCTATCCAACCACCTTTTGTATTTTCTTTTCCTAACAACCAATACAGCATTAGGTTTATACCCAATATAGTCTTTCCAGAACCTCTAGGTGCAGCCACTATACCAAATAAATCTTGGGTAGTACCATACCTTTTGATAAAGTCAGCCTGTTTGGGGTAAGGTGTAAATAAAGTTATATTCAAGTGAGGTCAGTCTTTTTTATATAAAGATAGTAAATTTTTTTCTATTCACCAAACCCTATAGTGATATTTTGTACTTCTGCTCTAACAAGTTTTCGTTCAATATCTCTACCGGTATACTTCATAACCATTTTAATTGCATCTGATCTTACTCTAGGATCAGGATCTTCTAATAGCTCCCTTAAATGGTTGGCAGCAGGTTCAAGCATTTTTTCTAATTTGTTTTGTAAACCATTCTCCCAAATGTCTCTTGCTTGGGTAAAGTAAGCACAGTATTGCTGTTCGCATTTATCGCCATATTTAGTGTGACACAGGGAGACCCAATCTTCTTGCCTAATAGGATTATCAGATTCATATCTTAATTGATAAGCATCCATTACTCTCTCATGCATCTCCTTGTCGCTAATACGTTTACCTGCCATTTAATATACATTATATAGTTGAACTATAAATAGCTTGTTAGAGTTAAAGTTAGACTATGCGTATTCAAACGTGTATCCTTGGTATGATTTAGCTCCATTTCTTTTGTTAAGAACATTACCTATACCCGCTCTATGTTTAAGTTTAAACCTTTGTTTTAC